GTCACCTGTCAGGTTGACACTGACCTAAATACCTAGTACAATCAATCAATAACTCAGCGGATATACCATGGAAAAAATACACTACACAGAAATCTTTTACAGTTTACAAGGCGAAGGACGTTGGGCCGGAGTGCCCAGTGTGTTCTTTAGAACATACGGATGTAACTTTCGCTGCAAGAAGTTTGGTCGTGATCGCAATGAAGAGATTGCAGGAGCCAATCCTGAAGTGTCAGTGGTAATACAAAATCTCGATCAATATCGAAGCTTCAAGGATCTGCCGTTGGTGTCAACTGGATGTGATTCGTATGCTTCGATCTATCCTGAATTCAAGAAATTCAGCAATCACAAAACAGTAGACGAAATCATCGACGAGATGCACGGTATGATTCCCGGCAATCAATGGGCATGGAGTAGAACCAGTGACGATATACACTTGGTCATAACAGGTGGTGAGCCCTTGTTGGCTTATCAACAACTGTATCCAGAAATGATCGAAAAGTGCCGCGGACATGGGTTACGCAATGTCACAATTGAAACCAACGGTACTCAAGAATTATATCCCGAAGTTAGCGAATACTTGTTTCAAGAGTTTACACGCTTTGGTAGAGATCGCGACAATCTAACTTTCAGCGTGTCAGCCAAGCTGCCCAGTTCCGGAGAGAAATGGACAGATGCCATCAAGCCTGCAATTGTCAAAAGCTATCAAGACATTGGAGTGACTTACCTAAAGTTTGTGGTTGCCACCAGAGAAGATCTCAACGATGTAGATCGTGCGGTGGCTCTTTATCGAGAAGCTGGATTTTCTGGTCCTGTGTACTTGATGCCTATTGGTGGTGTTGCTGATGTTTACAACGTCAATACTCAACAGGTAGCAAACATGGCCATGGAACGTGGCTATCGCTACAGTCCAAGACTTCAAGTAGACTTGTGGCGCAACGCCTGGGGCACTTGACACAGTGACTGACAACAGCGCAAAAGGTCGTAACAGTTTTGATGTCAGTGTTGGCAACGTGGTTGTGCCTTTTTTTAATCGCAATGTCACACCTTATCCCACAGAAGCAGGTGCGCCAGCGTTTGATTTGGTGCCAGTTACTCGACAAAAAGACATCATGCTGAATGTTGCTCGCATGCATGCCGAGCAAGAGTACAACAGAATCATGCAGTTGGTGGATGTGCTGCAACAGCAGGCAACAGAAATCAAACGCAGATTAGATTTGACCGACATGGTACATGCTGCACGATATGATTTTCAGATTGCACACGGGCAGGTCTATTGGTTGGCGCAGGATACCAGACACAACGAAATCATACTGTGCGGTATGGGACCAGATGGGTGGAGTTCAGAGCCTCCTGCCTGGTACGAATACATTGTAGCAGTTAAATGGCTAGGCGATCACACTTGGATTGAAGTAAAGGAATAACATGTTTGACAATATCAAAAAAATATTTAAGAAGAACGAACCTGCTTCGGCATCAGAGCCTGCTAAAAAGAAGACTAAGAAGTCCGAAAAAGAATTAGCAACAGAACGCGGTGAGCCATACGTGGCTATCCTTGGCATGGATGTTGACCCAGAAAACATCCATGCCGGATCGTTTGAGTTGGACTGGAATGAAAAATTCGTAGCCAACTTGATACGTGCAGGATATGTGGGCAAGACCGACTCGGACATAGTAGATCAATGGTTTCAGAATGTGTGTCGTCATGTGGTCATGGAAACTTGGGAACAAGAGCAGGCCATGAACCCTACTAGATTTACACGCAGCAGAGACATAGGCAACGGCAGAACAGAAGTGTCATGATTGAATTTCAATCAAAGACCCGGTACAAGCTACATTTATAAAGTTAAAATTACGATGATATTTAACAAAATCAAAGAACTCAAGCAGCAAGGTTTAAAAATTGGTATCACATTCAGTACCTTTGACCTGCTGCATGCTGGACACATTGCCATGCTGGCCGAAGCAAAGAATCACTGCGATTACTTGATTGCCGGACTGCAAACTGATCCCACCATTGATCGTCCTGATACCAAAAACAAACCCATTCAAAGTATTGTGGAACGACAAATTCAACTGTCGGCTACACGTTATGTGGACGAAGTGGTTGTGTATCAAACTGAACAAGACTTGATCGACTTGTTGTTGATCTTGCCTATCGATGTGCGTCTACTAGGTATAGAATATGCCGAACAAGATTTCACTGGAAGGAAAGAAGGATCTGCTCGAAACATTGAAGTTGTTTTTAACAAACGAGACCATTCGTTTAGCAGCAGTAGTCTACGTAAACGTGTAACACAAGCCGAAGTCAAAAAAGATTCAAAACAATGATATTGTATGTAAATGGGTGTAGCCATTCAGCAGCAGCCGAAGCAGCAGTTCCGCATGCATGGGCATGCGACGACGGAGAACTTTGGCAATGCGGCGACGAACCTCATCCGGCCAATTTGGCAGTCAGCTACAGTCGGCACATTGCAGACTCTTTGGGTGCTGAATTGATATGTGAGGCCAGTTCTGGCGGAAGCAATGATCGAGTCATACGCACCACAACTGAATGGATAAAAAACAATCCGGATAAACTCAATGATACATTTATAATTTTGCAATGGACCACTTGGGAAAGAGAAGAATGGTTTTACCAAGATCGGTATTGGCAAGTCAACGCCAGCGGAATAGATACTGTTCCTGCTGCACTAGAAGAACGTTATAAAAACTATGTAATCAATGTGGACTGGGCAATTAAAACTTCCGAAGCCCATGATAAAATTTGGAACATGCATTTATACCTTAAAGAACTAAAAATAAAACATTTGTTCTTTAGTGGTCATAGCACGTTTAGTGACATACAAAACAAACACAATTGGGGTAAAAATTATATCGAACCTTACGCTCAAGATCATTCCTATCATAATTGGTTAAAAAACAACGGCGGAAGCTACGTAAATCCTGCAAGTTATCATTTCGACGCCAAAAGTCATTGCATTTGGGCACAACATGTGTTAAAATACATTTACGATAACAATCTATTAGGATCACATGAAATATCTTTTAATTGACACAGCCAACATGTTTTTTCGGGCACGTCATGTGGCATTTCGTGCCAGTGACGAGTGGGAAAAAGTAGGCTATGCTTTGCACATTACACTCAGTGCAGTAAACAAGGTTGTCACAAAGTTCGGAGCAGATCATGTGGTTTTTGCACTAGAAGGGCGTAGTTGGCGCAAAGATATCTATGCTCCCTACAAGCGCAACCGGGCAGATGCTCGTGCTGCACAAAGTCCAAAGGAACAGGACGAAGACAAGCTGTTTTGGGAAACCTTCGATAACTTGACTAAATACTTGGCTGACAGCACAAACTGTTCAGTACTCAGAAATGAAAATGCCGAAGCTGACGATATCATAGCACGTTGGATTGCACTACACCCCCAAGATCATCATGTAATCATTTCAAGCGACACTGACTTTGTACAACTTCTCTCAGAGAATGTAAATCAATACAACGGTATCACTGACGAATTACTGACCATCCAAGGGATTTTTGATGCCAAGGGCCGTCCTGTAGTAGATAAAAAAACCAAGCTACCCAAAGTAGTACCCGACCCAGAATGGTTGTTGTTTGAAAAATGCATGCGTGGCGATACCAGTGACAATGTGTTTAGTGCTTATCCCGGTGTGCGTGTCAAGGGAACCAAAAACAAAATAGGCTTAACTGAAGCATTTGAAGATCGTGGTCGACAAGGCTATGCTTGGAACAATTTGATGCTGCAACGATGGAGTGATCACAACGGAGTAGAACATCGTGTGTTGGATGATTATGAACGCAATCGTCTGTTGATTGATTTAAATGCACAGCCTGCAGAAATCAAGCAGCAGGTTGACGAAAGTATTTGTTCTCAAATCAGTCACAAGGATGTAGGGCAAGTGGGAATTAGATTTATGAAATTTTGTGGCAAATATGATCTGGTCAAGGCCAGTGAATCAGCTGAGCAATACGCTCGCTGGTTGAATCAAACATATCAAGGAGTTCTCGATGATCGTAGCAAAAACAGTGGTACCTAATCAATATTGGATTCTTCAGCAGGACAATCAAAAAATTGGCAACATTGAAGCAGGGCCCAGCGGCTTTTCAGTAAAAATCAACAACCAGGTACAAAGCTTTAAAAGTATAAACACAATTAAACAAAAAGTAGCCATTGATTTTGAAACTGTTTCCAACAAAAAACCCCGGGTATCTTCTAACTCTGTACACGGGTACAGTACTAGTAGTCGAGCGTTTAATGCCATCTATGATGTCAAGCACCAGGTACCGCTATGGACCAAAGAAGCCAGATCCAAAAGTTGGTATGCTGCCGGGTGGTATCAACTCAAACAAGGGCGAGAATGGGAAATTATTTTTTGTCCCAAATTAATTACATTACAACGATATCCGTATCACGGTCCATTTTACACAGAGGAACAGGCCAATGACCAACCCGTTTAGAGATCAAGCAAAATTTATGAATGCCTGCGGACAAACAGTAGGCAATCGCAATCAAGATCAGTTTGACTTGTATCTTAAATTGATACAAGAAGAAGTCGAAGAACTGCAAACCGCAGTCGACAACAACGATCGTGTTGAACAGTTGGATGCCTTGATAGATATTCTTGTTGTCACAGTTGGTGCGGTGCAGAGCCTGGGAGTCGACGGCGAAGGCGCTTGGAAAGAAGTCATGAGCACAAACTTTGCCAAAATTGATTCCTTGACCGGACGGGTGCGCAAGCGTGAAGATGGCAAGGTATTAAAACCTGTGGGCTGGCGTCCACCAGAATTATCCAAATACATTAATCAGGAATAGGTTATGAAATCAAGAGACGAAATTATCACCAGCATGTGTTATACCTGGCGACATGACTACGGTATAATTAAAGATCCTGAATACAAACATCATGTCAGCGAATTAACTTATTTTATGTCATCTGGAATGTATCAGCAGGAACGAGAGCAACTGTGGAAACAAATGGCACAGTTATTCGATAATGACATTGCTCCTTATATGGAACTTAAGAGAACAGCAACGTCAAGAGATATCTGTGGGAACGAATAATGAGTTTACACATAAATCGTTTCGTTGATAGAGTTAAAGCAGCTGATGCACGTGGTCAAAAAGACTTTACTATGAGTTTAGGCGACGCCAAAGATCTACATGCAGACATTACAAAATTACTTTTAGCTCTGCATCTGCTCCAAGAACAGCCGGCAGAAATTGAACCAGTAAAATTAGAACTTGATGGAGGCTCGTTTTAAAGCACCTACATAATCATAAATAAATGTAGGAGTTTAATGAATGAGTCGTCCAAAACCCAACGTACTGGTAGAGATTACCGATCGTAACACATACAAGACCGAACAGGTGCTGGCAGCACAAGGTATCTGGGCGGTGTTTTTTGATGGCAAGCCGATCAATCTCAAGACATCCAATTTATTGGTTCAATATCCCGGTCCCAAGTATAAAAAGGTATCCTTTAGCAATCAAGGACATGCTGTCAACTTGGCTAAAAAATTGAACGTGCAATTTAAAACTGACAAATTTTCAGTGGTGTTGTTGACGCAAGGGCAACAGGTTTTTCCCAATGATAAGCAAGCGTGATCTCACAGAACACCTACGACTTAACTGGCCCAACAGCAAATCTCCTACATTAGAGCAGGCCTTGTTTGACTGGTATATCAACATCAGAGACTCCGGTGGATTCAGACTTACCGACGAAGGATTTCGTGTATTGTCAAACACTCTAGAATTAGAGCATTGGAAACTGCCGATTGATCTCAAGGCCATAACCAAACGTGTTCTATTGGATATGGATCGCAAAATCGCATTTCCATTCTACTTAGATAAACGCGGTAAACAAATTATATTTTTCAGCAGTCGCGAAGCCATGATGGCCACCATGTACGGTGACCTCACTGCATGGCTCAACGGCTCTGTAGTTCGATAACTTGCTGATTATAATTTTTAATCAGCTGTGTCGGCCAAGTTACTAGTGCATGTTGCTGATTGGCCAGCAATCGATCCATTATATTGTTTCGATCAATGCCGTTGTTCAACAGATCCCAGTTCAGTTTAAAAGCCTGTGTCAAGCGACTTTCGTTATCCATCTGGTCGTAGGCACAGTCCACTATGTCGCGAAACATGTCAAATCCCAGATTTTCACAATGTTCAACAATACCTTGATACCCAATTACCAATGGCACCTGAAGTGCTAGCCAAGCCATAATGGTTTTTTCGCTGATGATCCCGGGAGCATAATCATATATGGTTTCAGTCACAACATTGATATCGCAATCACCGTAGACATAGTTTAATCTTACAAAATTATCTTCGTTTTCGGTACCGCGATAAGAACTGTAATCCCACTCGGGCAATGGAATATCGTTGGCAAAACTGATAACGCCGTTGGGCAGTGTTCTCAATGCACTTACTACCTGGCGGCGATGAGGTCTGGAAACTCCGTTCAAGCACTGCCATGCATGAGTGCGGGTTACGGTCAATCCTGGTTGCCATTGGTCTTGTATGGCAGCAACACGTTGTAAGAATTCATAACTGTGTGTGGGGAAATATACCAAATTTAACGGAGTGTTGTGTATTTTTCCAATGTCGATATTCCAGTGCACCACCGTAACTTGGTTG